CTGTGGAGAATACTCCAGAGACAGTTGCAGCACCAGCAGTAGAAGCAGCAGCGGTTGAAGCTGCTCGCCCAACTGTAGTGACAGCAACTACATTCGTGCGCGAGCGCGTAGCACCAATTACATCAGCACAGTACCTAGAAGCAAACATCAAGGCAGCTCTTGGTGATGACGAAGCACGCCGCGTAGTTCGCGCAGCCGATGACTCAACATCAACAAACACAGGTCTTACACTTGCACCACACCTAGACACATTTATCACAGACACATTTACTGGCCGTCCAGCATTTGAGGCAGCAACAAGATCAGCTCTATTACCAAGTGGCATGAGCTTCACTGTTCCTCGTCTTTATACCAATGCAGATCCAGCAAACGTTGCACCAACAACTGCAGATACTAACGAAGGTGCTGCACCATCTGAAACAGGGATGACCTCAAGTTATGACACGATTGACATCAACAAGTTCAGTGCGCTCAACCGCGTGAGCTTTGAGCTCGTAGATCGCAGCCAGCCTGCATTTATGGAACTCTTGATGGCTGAGTTGCGTAAATCTTACGAGAAGGCAACAGATGCAGCACTTCTAGCAGCTTATGTTTCAGCAGGAACAACAGCAGCGACAACAGCAGCAACAGCAGCAGGACTACAGTCATTCATCTCTGTAGAAGGCGCAGCAGCTTACAAGGGTACAGGCGGAGACTTTGCTAACAAGCTAGTTGCTTCGACTGACGCTTGGGCAGCAATCGCTGGATTCGCAGATACAACAGGGCGCGCATTGTACTCAGCACAGGGCGCAACACAGAACGCTTCAGGTTCAGCAGTAGCTTCATCTGTTCGCGGAAATGTTCTTGGTACTGATCTAATCGTTGATCACAACATCACAACATCTGGCGTAATCGATAACTCAATGTTCTTGGTTGCACCATCTTCAGTATATGTCTGGGAATCACCACAGACACAACTTCGCGTTAATGTTTTGACAACAGGCGAAATCGAGATCAACCTTTACGGATACCTAGCAATCTATCTTGCTAAGTCAGGTAAGGGCGTTCGTAAGTTCAACCTAACTTAATAAAAATAGGTAACTAAGTACGCTCTAGGGGGTCAGTAGCCCTCTGACCCTCTAGAGTCTTTAGAAAGGAAATCATGGCACTTACTACAGTCGCAGAACTCCGCAGCACTCTCGGAGTCGGTACGCTGTACCCAGATGCCACCCTTCAAGAAGTCTGTGATGCAACCGATGCAGTTCTACTGCCTATGCTCTGGACTAACTCTTATTTCAACATTGCACACAGCAACACAGCCACTACTGGCACTCTTTACTTTGAGGACAAAGTAGAAAAAGTTTTCTATGTAGGTCAGACAGTAGTTATCACTGGCAACGGATCTAAGCACAATGGATCAAAGACTCTCACTGGAGTAGGCGATTACAACATCACCTATAACATCACAGGCAATAACAATGTGCCAGCAGTAGAGCATCCAGTCCAACCTTTTGGCACAGTCTCAGCAGACACTTATGTGGACTGGGCTTTAGACATGGCAATCCAGCAAGCAGCTTTGATGATCGCTGTTGAAATCTGGCAAGCAAGAACCGCTACTCTCTCAGGTTCTAATGCTGTTGATTTCCAGCCCTCACCTTATCGAATGAGCGCACAGCTACTCGCTAAGGTAAGAGGATTGATCGCACACGCGCTGAGCCCTAATTCAATGGTGGGCTAATGCCAGTAGCCATAACCACTCTTAGAACCACCTTGGCAACTGCTCTAGTAAACAATGCTAAGTGGCAGACCTTCGCCTTTCCACCTGCAACAGTTCTTGCTAACTCTGTGATCGTGTCTCCAGATGATCCTTATCTGACACCTAATAACAATAAACAGATTTCAGTTGCACCCATGGCTAACTTTAAGATTGTTATGACTGTACCTTTGTTCGATAACGAAGGCAATCTTAACGGGATTGAAGATACTGTTTGTAGCGTGTTCGCACTTCTTGCAGCATCATCTTTAGTCTGTAATGTGGGCGCAGTCAGCGCACCAAGTATTCTCAATGCTGCATCAGGCGATCTGCTCAGTTGCGAGATGTCCGTAAGTATCCTAACGAGTTGGAGTTAAGAATGTCCGATTGGGAAAAAGAAAACGCAGCCTTTCTCGAAAAGATCGGGCAAGTTGCGCCAGCAGCACCAACACCAAAGCCAGTAACTAAGAAAGAAGAGGAATAATCCAAATGGCAGTTTATTTAGCAAATACTGGAGTTCTAACTGTTAATGCGGTAGATCTCTCAACACTAGTTACATCTGTAACAATTAACCGAGCATTTGACGAGCTTGAGGTCACAGCACTTGGCGATCAAGGTCATCGTTTCGTGAAGGGCTTGGAAGCATCAAGCATTTCAATCGACTTCTTGAACGATGAAGCAACAGCTAAGACACTTCAGACACTTCAGGCAACATGGGGAACAAACACAGTTGTCACATTCAAGCAGACATCTGCTGCTGTATCAGCTACTAACCCTCTTTACACAATGACATGCTTGGTCAATAACATCACACCTGTAAATGGTGCAGTTGCAGACCTATCAACTCAGAGCGTAACTTGGAATGTATCAGGTACAATCGCAGTAACAACAGCGTAAGAAACTAACAAAGGGGCAAACCATGGCAAGACTAAAGATAGTTCGTACAGATGGAAGCGTACTAGAAGGCGAGATCACTCCAGCAGTGGAGTACTCATTCGAGCAGTACGCTAAAAAGGGCTTTCATAAGGCGTTCCGCGATGAAGAAAAGCAGAGCGATGTCTATTGGTTAGCATGGGAAGTAACACGCAGGACAGGTGAAACTGTTAAGCCTTTTGGAATTGAGTTTATCGAGGGATTAAAATCCGTCGAAGTCTTGGACTCAGACCCTTTAGCTTAAAGCGCGATCTTCCATTCACCTACCTCATTGCTCGCTTGAGCATTAGGTTGGGGATTGCGCCACAGCACTTATTAGATTTAGATAAGAATATGCTCGATGCATTAGTGCAAGGGCTCAAAGATGAAGCGAAAGAGGTGAGCGATGCCAGCAAGCGTAAAGGGCGCAGTTGAGCTTCGCAAGGCTCTCAGACAATTCACACCTGAACTTGCTAAAGAAACTCAAAAAGAATTAGGCGCAATTTTAAAGCCAATTACTACTAGAGCTAAAGGATTTATTCCTTCAACTGCTCCGTTAAGCGGTTGGGCTAACAGCAACCAAAAAGGTGCATGGGGCAAACGAGTCTGGTCATCATCTGAGGCAAAGCGTGGCATTGGCTATAAGACAACGCCATCTAAGCCTAATCGCTCTGGTTTTCGTTCACTCGTAAGAATCCAGAATGCTTCCGTCTCTGGTGCTATTTATGAGACTGCTGGGCGTAAGAATCCGCAAGGCAGACCGCAAGCACCTTTGGCAAAAGTTGTTGCTCCCGGGCACACAAATTTTGGCAAGACAATCCGCTCTGGAAGTAAAGGTCAATCTCTTAGCAATAACCCTAATGCAGGGCAACAGTTTATTGATGCAATGGGTGGACAAATTACTAATGCTTATGTTCGCAAAGAAGGCGCGGTCGGTCGATCTAGTCAAAAGATGAAAGGTCGCGCAATTTTCAGGGCTTTTGCAGAAGATCAAGGCAAAGCCACAGCAGCGGTAATTAAAGCAATTGAAAACTCTAAAGTTAATTTTGAAAAAGTTGTCGCTAAAGGCGGCGGCAGTGGTATCTCGGTAGGGGGTCGCTAAATGGCAGCAGATGTAAAGATTGATATTGCCGCCGAATTCACTGGCAAAAAGGCTTTCAAGCAAGCAGAGACATCAACCGAGAAGCTAGTCAAAAGCACCAAAAAACTAGCTGGTGCGTTGGGTCTTGCTTTTGCTGCTAGAGCAATCACTGGTTATGGCAAAACTGCAGCTAAGGCTTTCGCAGAAGATCAAAAGGCGGCTCAATCTTTAACTAAGACATTAGAGAATCTGAGCCTTGGTTTTGGCGGTTCTTCTAAAGAAGTCAATGATTACATTTCAAACTTAGAACAACAAACTGGTGTCTTAGATGATGAACTTCGCCCAGCAATGGATCGCTTGCTTCGCGCCACTTCATCAATTACGGAATCCCAAAAGTTATTAAGTCTTGCTTTAGACATTAGTGCAGGAACAGGCAGAAGCTTGACTCAAGTTTCACAAAGTTTGCAAAAGGCTTACCTTGGTCAAACTCAAGCGTTAGGTCGCTTAGGTGTTGGTCTTAGTAGAGCAGAACTTACTTCTGGCAACTTTGAAGAAATCAGTGCTCGCTTAGCGGTTTTATTCGAAGGACAGGCAGAAAACGCGGCGAGCGGTTATGCAGGTTCTATCGCTAAATTGACAGTTGCAACTAATAATGCTTCTGAGGCTATTGGCGAATCTTTATTTACAGCCGTGGGTACTTTAAGCGGTGGTGAAGGTTTGCCTAAAACCATTGCTTTAATTGAAAGTTTCTCTTCTGGTTTAAGTAATGTCATCGTCAAGGTTTCCCGTCTTGCTCGTAACATAAGCATTTTTGCTGCTGGAAATCCTTTAGAGTCTATTCGAGACCTACAGGCAGCAACCCGCGCAGATCAGTTAGCAGATGCAAAAGCAAATGCCAATTATGGCGGGATCTATGCAGACATTTATAAGAACCAAGTTGCTTCAAGTGCGGTACAGAAAAAGACACTAACAACCTCTAAGGCACTGACCAAAGAAACTGCCGCGCAGTTAAAGGCTAAGAGATTACAGAGCGCAATCGACAAGGCTAACCTTGCCCTTAATAAGGGTCAAGAAGTTTTCGACATGGACAAGATCCAGATCGCAGCAGCTCTAACCTCTCAGGCAGAGCAATTAGGCAAGGCAACTACTTCATCACAGGTGTTACAGATTGCGAACGACACGGCTCGCCTAAATGTAAAGAAGTCAATCCTTGCCCTAGAAGATGCCATCGCCGCTAAGGATGAAGCAGCCATTGTTGCTGCGACTAACAAACTCAATACAGACTTAAAGGTATTGGGCACGCTAGGCGCACAGAATCTAAAACTATTGGACATCAAGTCTTTGCTCGAATCCTTGAAGCCTAAAGACCTGATTAACATTGCTAACCTAGAGGCTGCTCTTGCTTTAATAGGAAAGATAAATTTAGCCTCTACAGGCTCAACTAAGCCAATCACTCCAAGCACTGTAACTGCAACAGGCATTCCAATGCTTACAGATGCTCAAGTCAATGAAGCATTAGCAGCTGGAAGTTTTGTACCTGTAGTGGCTGGAACAGGTGGAGTTGTCGGCGGATCAACTGCTGCAGGTGCTTATGCTTCTAGTGGTTTTCCGGGGGCAACTAAGAATGACCCTACGACAGTGAACATCACAGTCAATACTGGCATCGGAGACCCTAACGCTATTGCAGAGGCGATTGATCAAGTAATCACAGATGCAGTCCAGCGCGGTACATTAAAAGCAGGAACTTTCGCAGCATGACATGGCTTCCAGAATGGCGAGTGACAGTAGGTGATGATGTCTATACGACTGTCACCTCTGTTTCCTTTGCATCTGGTCGCTTAGATATTGACAAGCAATGCACAGCAGGTTACTGCCGAGTAGAAATCATCAACACAGATGGCTCACCCTTTACCATCAATGTCACAGAGCCAGTCACATTAGAGCTTAAGAATGGCAGTGGCACTTATGTCACTGTATTCGGTGGCGAGGTTTCAGATTTCAACATCGGAGTTAGAAGTCCAGAGGAATCAGGCTTCATCACTACTGGCACTATTCTAGGCATTGGCTCACTGGCAAGACTTACTAAGATTATCTATAACACAGCA